CATTTCTATAAAGTTCAAAATCGGTACTGTTAATTAACAATGAACTTTGGGTTACTGTCGTAAGTTGTGCTGTTCCAAAAACCTCACCTCGAGCATTTTCTATTTTACAGTTACATCTTTCACATCCATCTTCAGTATAAAGAAGGAGTGGTAATCCAATATTTAAAAAGGGATTACCTGAAATAATATCAGATAAATTAATAATTTCAGGACATGGTAAATCAGGTCTACCAAACTTATTTCTAACCCAGTTTCTAAAATTACAAATACCAACAATAATTGCCTGTATAAAAGTAACAACAAGAAGGACCAAAGGTAAAATAGTCACCCACAAAAATGCCAATATATGCGCAACAAGCATTAATATTATTGTGATATATCTAAAAATTTCAAAAATTATATTATACAGAATATAATTAAATGTGGTTCTAAAAAATACGTCGTTAGTTGGGAACCTATTGTATTCACCCGTACATTTTTCATCTATAATATTTTTAATACCTGTTGTATTCCATGGTCGTCTTTCCGCGACATATCTATCAATTAACTGACTTACAGTATATACTTTATTATACTTAAGTTCCATAAAGGTATCATCACAATTAATTGCTTCCTGAACATTCGCATAATCAGTCCAATCTAAACTAAATGCGTATGACTGTTCTAATAAAAATCTATCTTCATCAATCTTTAAAAAATTAATAACAGCATTAACTCCTTCGTCAATTCTTGTGAAAACAAAATATAAACCATCAATATCTTCAGAATTAATATTCTGAGACAAGTATTGGGTACCGTCAGGATAAAAAATTTGTAATTCCTGAACATTTTCTGAAGTGGTTAATCTATAAACATAGTTTGGAGTCTGTGATAGATATGTCGAAAGAAAAACATACTGACCATTATCATTTGGTGAATTTGAGCCTATATTAGCGGTAACTGTAATACCTATTTGTTCATTAATATTATAATTTAAATATGGGTCGTCGTTTGAATATTGCCACCCATATTCTTTAACGTTTGGTACAAGAAAATACGCTCTTTTTGTTGATTCAGATAATTCAGGACCTTGTTCCCACTTTACCTTAAATCTATACTTACCTTTAGTTGGAATACCTACATTTGGATTATTACTAATTTGTTGGTTACCTTCTTCATCGGTATAAACATAATCAAGATTCATTGGAACCTCTAATAACCACGCTCCATTATCGTCTATTACTTTACCACCATTTTCAAGTTCAACTTTTTCTAAAATAGGTAATCCGTCACTATCTAAATTATAACTTTGTCTTATTGCTAAAATCTGTCCAGGACCTGATGTTAAATCACACAAGTCACCCATCGTTTTAGGTATTTTACATTTGTTATAAACACTATTATACCCAACTCTAGTATCCTCACTTGTAGAAAGTAATGACCCCATAAACACTGCCGTTGGGCTAATTGTAATTTGAGATTCGGCAGTTAAATCAAAGTCAGTTCGTGATATAGAATAATTACAAGTTTCTTGTTCCCCATAAAATGGCGCGACTTGTATTGTTTTAGTTATTGTAACAATCTGAGGTAACTCACTATAATTTTCAGAAAATTTAAACTGAGCCCCATTAAATTGACTCTCAGTCCCTCTACCTATTCTAATTAAATCCGCCGGTGTAAATGAAAATTCACCAATGTCTGATAAGTCAACTTGCATGAATAAAGTATGTTGACCAGGAGGTACACCTAAAATCATGAAGTCACCTGAACCATTAGTACTAGCAACGTACTTAAAATATTTGTCGTAGACTTGGATTACTGTTTTATTTGTTAAAACATCATTTCTATCAGGAAAAGTCCCAACAGGAACGTGTCCTGTGTAAGAGGGTGTGTAAGGTAATAAATTATATTTGTAGCCATCTTCATTAACATCATTTGTAGTTTTATAGGGATATAGAGTACTTAATACTACATTATTTAAATCATTATCTTCTAATGCAATAAAAATAGAAACTTTAGCATTTGGAATACCAAAACCATTATTACAAAAAACTCTACCCACAACAACTCCATAATCAGAGCAAGCTCTTGTATAGACATCATTTGGATTTATGTAAAGTGATAATAACTCGAGCGTATCAAAATTTTGTTCAAGTTTGACTTGAATCATTTTATCAATCCCTAACTCCGTTCTAATTCTATAAGATGAAGACATGTGTGTTTTTTAATAAATAGTTTACACACGATTTTCAAAAAATAAATGATGTTAACTGAAATTAACTGAAGATATATTTTTAACTGAAACCCTAATATCTTTATCAGGGTATCTAATATTAAAAATTTGGTTTGGTTGAGCGTATATCGTATCCTCTATAATTTTAATTTCGTTAGTTGTCGTATTTGAGTAAGGTTGTGAAACTTGGGATGACGAATATATACCACCAACTTTATTATAAACATTTATAGAGGTCACAGTAATGACACCAGGTTCAGACTGTATAAGTGTTCTAATAGGTGTGATGAAAAGATTTTGTCCCATACTTCTATTACCAGGACTCATATAATCTTCAATTTTAGAAATAATGTTAGAAATAATTACACCTTGATTTTGAGACCCATCTAAAACAACAAATACTTCAAATGCCAAGTCTATAACTTGTGCAGAAGAAATAAAAATATAATCATTCATCATTCTATAATTTGAAAGATAAGATGATAAATTGTTTTTAATTGTTTGCGAAACAGTTTCTGTTAACGCTCCATTTGAGTCATAAGATAATATTTGAATATTAATCTTATTATCAACCTCAGTAATTGCCACTTTCGCAGGTGCCCCGAATTGTGATGGCATTTTTCTAATTATTGCTTCATAATCATTTATAGTAACCGCTCTATTTTGAGCTTGGAAATTAAATGATATTAAGTTTCTTATTTCTTCTATTGTAGGGTAGTTAGCTCCTCCTATTGATGGGAAGGGGTTAGTACAAGTCAATGAGTTAATTACTGCATTGACAGTGTTTTGATTAGGTCCGTAAACACTAAAATTTACCGTTCCAAGTTGGTTTATAGAATTAGGTCCTAAATTACTTACCAAACCTCCACCAATTCGGTATTGAACAAAAAGTGTACTATTAGATTTTAATGTTGAACCTAATGAGTAATTGTTTTGATATTTTGATATATCTAAAGGTGTTCCATTAACTGAAAAACTTCTTAATAAATCATCTGACGAAGTATTACCTCCACCAAAAGTTAACTTTAAAAATCCTTGTGATGTAAATTCAGTAATAAACTTTTGATTAATTTTATAGTATTTACCAACCTTAACACCTGCAGAATCTTTAGGTTTTGTTGGGTCTTCTAAAAATATTCTATCCTGAGCCAAAGCGTCAACTTCAAACCACTTATTAGTTAAATTTGACATGTCAGCAAATTCTTGAGCTGAAGGTGTATTACTGTAATTTGTTCCGTCTTTTAAAATAACACCTGTAACTCCAAGTACATTTTTTTCAGGAAGAAAGAATTCATAAAAAGGTCTTGTTTCCGCAGTACCAATAATTTTTTTGTATACTTTAGTTATTCCGTTTATTACAGGCTCTCTTTTTGTAATAGTATAATTAACTAATATGTTATTTGCATCAAAATTTGGAATAACCAGTCTATTTACAATTCCTTCGTAATTAACATCAATTGAAAAATCAATGTCATATAGGGTTTCAAAAATTTGTCCAGCACCTTGTACTTGGCTTCCTTTAGATAATATCCCATAATAAGAATCGTCAGGTGGTTGTAAACTACCAGTATTTGTTTGAACCGCAGGAGCATCACCTTTTGGTGGGACTGTAATTGAAAAATCAACCAAACTTATTGATGGTCTCATACCAGGAATTTTTAATCCGTAAGTACGAGCAATGTTATATAACGAACTTGTTTGTTGAGCGTATTGAAGAACAGTTTCTTGTAAACTTCTGTCAATATGGAAATTCAAGTTATCAGTCACCGCAGCATTTAAATCCAAAAGTACTGAAAACACAGAAGCGTCATTTACATTTTGAATTAAATCAGGATAATAAGTCCTAACATAATTAATTAACTCTAATCTAATTGACTGAAAATCCCTTGTAGTATACGATATCATATTATTATATATTAATAATTACAAAATTAGTTGTTGCAAATACATTATTTGTAATTTGATAATTTATTCTTACTTTAGCGGTGTGTTCACTTTCAGGGGTTTGATAAAAATCAAATTCATTAACAGAATTATTATCAAACTGAAGTGAATCAGTCGCCACTATTGCTGGTTCAATTGTTACACTTGTAACAATTAAGTTCGGTATATAAGTTTCAACAGACTCTTTAATTTCTGTTTCTATTTGGTCAAATGTTGGGCTATCAAGTGGTTCAAAAATATATTCATAAAGTCTAGTCCCAAAATTAGGCATAAAATATCTACTCCCCTTTCTAGTTAATAATAAATGAATTAAGTTACTTTTAACTTCTTCCTCACTCGTATCAGTTAAATCTAAAAATTTTCCGTTAAAAGAATCTTTAAAAGGAAAAGTAATACCGTATGTTACACCATTTGCCATATTAAATAAATACTGAAATATTAAATTTATATCAGAACAATAATTTTACCATCAATAGTTTT